GAAGAATTTTCAAAATATCCTGGTAAATTAGCAGTAGGAACACAATCTACTGATATATTAACATCATCATCTAAGTTTTTAATGGGTGAAAAAGTCACAAGCGTATCAGCAGAAGGAAGAATCATAGAAGTTTCGCCATTAGAAAAAAGAATTTGTATAGAAGATGGCGACTTTGTTGCTAATGAACTGATAACAGGTTCAGTTTCAGGAAAAACATTCACACCAACATCTGTTGTAGAACAAAGAGACGGAATAAAGTTTTATAAAAATGCCGATGGTCTAAGGGCAAACACAGAATTGTCTGGATATACAGGTGTGACTTTTTATGAAGATGAATTAGAATTGAACGAGAATAAAAGATTTATCAAATATATTGACCCCGCCCTAATCAATTCAGTAGTCAGTAGATTTGGTCAAATAATGTCAGGCTAAAACTATGTCGTCAACTGGAAGAAGAGCAAGAAGACGAATGGCTAGAAATAGGCCAGGTTCTTTTGTAATTAATAATTTAACTATAGTAAATCAAGACAAAGACGCCATTGGTGTATCTGGTATTTGCACTGATATCAAGATATATGAATCTATACAGAATTATTTTGTAAAAGGTAAGATGACTCTTGTAGACGGTATAGGTTTGATAAAAAATTACAAATTAGTTGGTCAAGAATCTTTAACTATAGATATTGATACAGCTAATGGTAATTTTAGAAAAGTTTTTAGAATATATGCTATAGATAATTTAGCTGGTAATCCTGTCAAACAAGCAATGTCTTACAGAATACATTTTTGCGACCCTAAAATGATTACAGCAAAAACTAAAAGATTAAGTAAAACATTGAGAGGTTCTTTCTCTAGTATGTTGTTACAAGTATTACAAGAAGACGCTGGTTTTAAAAGTCAAAGATTAATTACAGATACTACTGATTATTGGGAAGAAACATCTCCTACAAATCTACAGATTGTATGTCCTAATTGGACAGTAGAAAAATTTATAGATGTTTGTGTAAAAAACGCTAATAGAGACTCACAAGATAATAGTTATAAACAATCAATGTTTTTTTATCAAACAATGAATGGTAGTTTTAGATTTTGTTCTTTTGATACCATGGTTCGTGAGTTAGAAGAACCAGTCATATTTGATATGGGCACAAGGCAACACCTTGATAATTTAGAAGTAGATGACGATTTTCCAGGAATCGGTCCTAACACACAAATTTTTGGATTTATACAACCAAAAAGAGCAGATATTTTAAATGGATTTACATCAGGCGCATATTCTTCAAAACAGATGACATATGACCCAATCAGAAAAGTTATAGAAGACAATGTATATTCATTAAACGATTCGTTTAAAAAAAAGGAACAATCTCATGTATCAAAATTTCCTTTAATTAATCTAGAAGACGAAGAGATAGTATATGGTGCTGAAAGAAGAGAAAGTGGCACTTCAACATATCAATTATCAGAAGACTTTGCAGACTTAGCGCCTAAAGATAGATTTGATAGTTATTTAAAATATGATGTTAATCCTACAAATGCCTTTTCTGATGAAGCAAAACTAATAGACACAAATAGTTCAGAAACAAAAACACAACAACTAGGTATAGAAAAAAGAGACACAGGTGATTTAGAAAGAACATCACTATTATCGACCTTTAATCAAAACTCTATGATAGCATCAATACCATTCAGAACAAATATAGAATGTGGCACAACTGTTAGATTGAAATTTCCACCATTTCAACCACAAGATAATGAAAATGATAGAGACTTAATGCAAGATGAAAGGTATCTAGTCACACATGTAAGATTTCATATATTACCTTTAGATAATTCAGGCACTTGTAATTTAACATGTGTAAAAGAAAGTTTAGCGAAAGATATTAGAGAATTTTTCCCATTAGATGAACTAAATGCCACGGTGATCACGGAGTAATTATGTATCATTATGGAATTGTAGAGGATAGAAATGACCCATTAAAAATAGGTCGTGTGAGAGTTCGTATTCACGCATTACATACAGACGATAAACAATTTATATCATCTGCTGATTTGCCATGGTCACATGTCATAATGCCAGCGACAACTGCCGGTTTGGGTGGTCTAGGTAATACACACTCGTTAGTAGAGGGTGCAACAGTCTTTGGTATATTTTTAGATAGTTTACAACAACAATTTGTGGTGTTAGGTGTAAGTCAAGGTATATCCCAACAAGGTTATAGAGAAACAATTACAAATGAATTACTAGATAGAGATGTTGATAGAGGTTTCAATGACCCGAGAAGAAAGACACAAGCTGATTATGCAAATACAAATGATGGTTTAAATCCACCATCTGCACCTCAAAGAGGCAATGAACTTACATCTTCTTTAGATAAAGCACCTCATTTTCTTAAAACACAAAATATTAGATATACTGGTACTGGTTCAAAGAGAGAAGAATTTACAGAATCAGAAAAAACATTACCCTATTATCCACTTGTAAAAGATGCTACAGACATAAATGTATTTTCTACAGGCGATGCAATATATGATGATAGAAATATGGACCCAATCATTACAGGTGCAAAGTCAAATGCAACGCCAGTGTATCCTTACAATAAGGCAACAAGAACAGAATCAGGTCATGTGTTAGAAGTAGACGATACAAGAGACAATGAAAGATTATCAGTAGAACATAGAACAGGAACTTTTTACGAAATAGATAAAGATGGTAACGAGATTCATAGAGTAGTAAATGATAGATATACAGTCATATGTAAAGATGATGAATTGTTCGTTGCTGGCAATGTCAATATAAAAGTTCTGGGTGATGCTAATATACATGCAAATGGTAAAGTAAACATATCAAGTTTTAATGATGGTAAGATTGATGTCGCTGGTAAATTAGATATAGAAGCAGGTGGTAACATAAAACTAGAGTCTGGCCAAGATGTAATTGTCAGAGCGCAGAAATTTAGACCTAACAGTTAATTATGACAACATTACAAGAAGTTCTTGACAAACAAGTTGAAGAACAGAAAAAAGAAACATCTATAGAAAAGGCAATCGCAGATAGTTTTCCTTGTCCTGAGGGAGACCTTTTTTCATTACCAACAAGAGCGGACATCACAAATGCTTTTAATGAAATCGCTGGAATACCTGGTGAACTTGTAGCAGCTGTTCAAGAAAGAAAGGCAAATAGAGAAAAAGAAATTGCAGAATTACAAGAACTTTTAAAAAATCCAGATCTAACGCCAGAAGAAATAGCAGAAATACAAAAACAGATAGAAGAAAAAGAAAAGTTTATACAAACTGCAATTGTAGATGGTTTACAAAAACAAGTAGATGAAATAGATCAAACAATAACAGATTTTGTAGAAGATTTAAGCGATATATTATCACCTTATTGGCAAAAGTCTGAACAAAAAAGAGATTGGCCACAAGAGGCTAGAGATGCATTTACAGAATTGTTATCAGAGTTTCATACTTACATATCTACTAAAGTTGCAGAGTTAATATCTAAAATAGTTTCTATATCGTTTACTGTAAATATATTAGGTTTACAAATAGATGTTTTGAAGTTAGTAGCAAGTCCTAACTATCGTAAAGAATTACAAGATCAGATTGCAGGTAAAAGTTTTACTTTACAGATAGTAGCAAAAAGAAAAAGATTAGCAGAAGTAGAAAAAGAGATTGAAGAAATCATCGATAACATTGATGAAGAAGAATTTGCAATCGTGCCTACAAATATATCTGATACTGAAATAGATGAAAGGGGTTTTTCAATTATTCCAGGTGTGTCAGCTCAAAGGCCTGCACAAGCAGATAGACTTAAAGAATTATTTGCAGAAGAAAAAAAACTAAAAGAAGAAATCGAAGCATTAGAAAAAGCAAGATCAGAACATGTAGATAGATTCTTTAGTTTGATTCCAGAAGAGTTTAGGCAATTTGATGGTGAGTTTGGTGTATTAGATGAAGAAGCAAAAGCAAAACTAACTTGGAAATATATTAAAACTGAAATCAAAGAATACATACAACAGGGTCTAGTAAAATTATTTCAAGACTTAATAGGTAAATTTGATAAAATATGGAAAGCTCTAGGTTTACCAAGTCTTCCTTTCTCAGAGTTGTTGGCAATAATCAATCTAGACATTGGTGCATTAATAAGTGCAAAGATAGATAGTCTAAAAGAAAAGTTTAAACAAACAAAGTTAGGTAAAATCAAACAAATCAATGATGTTAAAAAAGAGATAGAAGAGATTAATAAAAAATTAGAAAACGAAAATTTAAGTGAAGAAGAAAGAACAAAATTATTAGAAGAATTAGAAAAGAAAAATGCAGAGAAGAAAGCATTAGAAGATGATCTTCTAAAAGAAGTTAGAGAATTTAATGAGACTGTATTAAGTCTAATCGAAGAAATACAAATTTTTGGTTTTGACATAACTGCAATCATAGGTGGAAAGATTGAATCATTTACTGAATCTATAGAAGAAAAGATTGCAGAGATTTCTCTAGAACTTCAAGACTTTAGATTAAATTGGCATAAGAAAATTATGATGGAGTGGGTCAATCTAGTCAAAAAGTTTTTCAATGCGATAGGCTTAGGTGCAATATTTGATTTATTAACTTTAACATGGTGTGATTTCTTGAAACTGATAGGTATGCCATTTACAATACCTGCTATCGCTGGTGTTGCAGGTGTTATGTCTGTAAAGAAAGAAAATAAATCTACATCATCTCGTCTATTAGATACAGATGAACAACAAAAATTTGTAGATGATGAAGTGAACTTTCAAAACGGAGACGGAACTACTACTTCGTTTAGTATACCAAGTGCATCAGGAACATTAAAAGTGTTTAGAGACGGTGAAGAATTATCATTGGGAACAGATTTTACTATTGCAAGTGGGAATGTTGTTCTTAGTTCAGCACTTTTATCTAATCAAAGTGTATCAATACTAAAAATTTAATGACAAAGGTGTATAAATAGTTAAATGGCATCAAATTACTTAAAAGCAAATGCATCAAATGTTGCAACAAAAGATTTATACAAAGATATGGATATAACTTTTGAAAGACATCCGATAACAGATGATATAACTGTAAAAAAAGATGTTGATGCCGTGAAAAGATCGTTAAAAAATATTGTATTAACTAATCATTTTGAGAGACCGTTCAAACCAAACTTTGGTGCAAATTTAAGAACTAGACTTTTTGAGATATCAGACGGTGAATTAGGTTCTCAAACAATGAAAAGTATAGGCAAGGCCATTATGACTCTAGAACCTAGAATAAAAAATCTAAGTTTTAGTTTAAATGAAAGCAGATTTGATAATAATACACTAGATGTTACAATTTTTTTTGAAGTTCATAACATTCACCAACAACAAGAATTAGGATTTTCAGTAAGTAGGGTAAGGTAATGGCAGTAAAAAGTTCACTCATAAAAACAACAGATTTAGATTTTCAAGAAATATCAGAGAATCTAAAAACATATTTAAAAGGTCAAGATACATTTAAAGATTATGATTTTGAAGGATCAAATATAAATGTATTAGTAGATTTATTGGCTTATGCATCACACATAGGCGCAGTTAACACAAACATAGCAGCTTCAGAAATGTTTTTAGATTCTGCTCAGATCAGAAAGAATGTAGTATCTCGTGCAAAAGATTTAGGATTTGTTCCTGCATCAGAAAAGGCATCTAGTGCAATAGTTAATATAAAGGCATCAAACATCAGGAATGCAGACCAAACAACGCCTACAGAAAATGATATGATTTTACCAAGAGGTCATAACTTTACAACAGTTTATGATGGTGTATCATATAATTTTGTTTGTAGTGATAGTGTCACACCAACGAGAGATAATTTAGATTTTACATATTCAAATGTTAATCTTCTACAAGGTCAATATGTGACAGATTCATACATATTTGATTCTCAAATTAAAAACTCTAAATTTGTTTTATCAAACGCAAGAGTTGATAAGTCAAGTCTAGAAG